TAGTAATTTATGGAGCACACACAGGTTATGATGTTTCTTTTGATAGTAGATATTTATGGTTAGACGAAAAACAAATTATCGGTAGTCATTTTTCAAATCAATCAAATTATGAAAAAGTATTACAAATGATAGACAAAAAACAACTAAAACCTAATTCAACAGAACGAAATATATCCGAACTAAAATCGTTGTATAATGAATTAAAACAAGATAATCTAAAAGGTAGATATTCTTTGGTTTGGTAATATTTATATATAGGAAAAAAATATGTCAGTAAAAAAAAAATCAGAAAGTTTATTAAATTATATCACAGGAAGTGCCGGTGGGTGGCCATCAAATACCAATATTGGAATACTCGGTAATATAGATTACTTGGTTGAAACGGGTTCTAACAATATTTACTTTTTAGAATTTAACACTAATATAGGTATTGTTGGTTCAATATCCGACCAAACTTCTATTTACAATTCAATATCAGATTATGCAAATGAACAATCTTGTGATACTTGTTATGTTTATGGTATTAGTGAAAATAGTAAACAAAATCCTACTACTTATCATCAAACTTTAATTAGTTCAAGTTTTGCAAGACATAATATTACGACTAACTTCGAGTATAATAACAATTCAACACACACTTATTTTTCACAAAGAGGTAGTGATGACTATACAGGTAGTTTTCACTTATTCGTTCAAACACCTTGGTATAGTGATGATTCATTATTGAATATTGTTAGTGGTTCGTTTAATAAAAATAACTTTAGAGAAATATTAAGTTCATCACCAGAAAGTGGAAGTTTAATACCATTATTTGATTCATCATCACCCACAACAAACACCAATAATCCAGATTTTATTGTGAAAAATCCAAATGTAGACGGTGGATTTATTAACAACTATAAAATGTATGATTGGAATGGTTCTAATTCAAGAATAACTGATGCTATCGCATCAGCAAGTTCTGACGGACATATAGTTGAAAACTTCATAGTTATGAGTGGAAGTTCTCAAAATTTAGAAACAGGTAGATTTATTTATTTAACCACACCAACAAAACAAATAGAATTGAAAAACTATATAGTTCCATTATTATCATACAAAACAGATGGAAATGATGGATATACAATTAAATCATACGGAAGAACAACTGCAAGTGGTAGTTTAATTCAAATGTATGACGGGTCAACAAAACAAGTTCAAGATGTAGAAGTTGGAGATGTTGTTAAATCTTATTGGCCAGATAATATGAGTTTAAGTGATTTAAATTATAGAGATTACACCACTACAAACTTAACAGGTTCATTTAGTGGTTCAATTGTAGTTGGAGTATCATCAGATGAAATTTCAGATTATTATTTATTAAACGGAACAAAAAAATTATCAAAGGCCAACTCAGTAAGTTCTGACTCAGATTATTTCGTAAAGTCTGGAACTACTTGGAGTTGGAAAAGAGTAAGTGATATTTTAGTAGGAGACTATTTACTACAAGGAGACGGAACAGAATTAGAAGTTACATCACTAACGGAAGAGTCAGGAGAAACAACATTTTATTCATTAGATGTTGAGGACATCGATACATACTTCCAAAGTGATATTTTAGTTCATAATATTCCAAAAATGTAATATGAAATACAATAATGGTTTTAAATATTCAATACAAATTCCCAATTTTTTATCAGAAGAAAAGTGTGATGAATTAATCAAAGATATAATGGAATCAGAACAAGATGTGATTGGTTGTGTCGGAGATGAAAAAGGTGGAACAGCAATCATACCAGAAATTAGAAAAACTAATGAGTGGTATTTGTTTGACCAACCAGACAACGAGTTCAGACCAGACAAGGTAAACAAAGATTGGAAATGGTTACAAGACAAAATGTTTCAAATGGCAAATATCGTAAATGATAAAATATTTCAATTTGATATTGAGGGTTGTGATGATGAACTAAAACTTATCGAATATAGAGAGGGTGGATTTTATGGTTGGCATACAGACTTCAATGCGGGTAGTTGTTCTAATAGAAAATTAGTTGGAATTGTTCAATTAACAGACCCAAGTGAATACGAGGGTGGAGATGTTCAATTTGGTATCCAAGACAAAGACACAAAAGAGTGGTATTCAATGAACAAACTAAAAGGTTCAATTACTTTCTTTCCTGCTTTCTTGTGTCATAATGTGGTTCCAATCAGTAAAGGTAAACGATATGTTATTCAAGAAATATTCGTTGGAGACCACTTTAGATAGTGTATGAAACAAAAGTTATATTTAAGTGATAAATTAGAAGTAAGAAAATCAAAATTACACGGTTGGGGAGTATTCGCAAGTCAAAGTATTTCTAAAGATAAAGTTATAGAGGAATCTTTGACAATACCAATATCGGAAGAAATTTCTGACAATTTAAAAAGATATCGTTATATTTTTGATAAGAAACAATACTTTGGTTTAGGTTTTGCAGGAGTTTACAATTCAGCGAAGTCAGAAGAAAAATCAAATTTAAAAAGAGAATTGGTGGACGATATGATAGTTTTTACCACTACAAAAGAAATCAAAAAAGATGAAGAATTATTACTACACTACTATGATTCAGTATTATATTATATGTTAAAGGTTGAAAAAGATGAAACAAAGTGATAATTTTAAGTTTGTGGTTCATAGAGAGAACTTTTTATCATTAAGTCAATGTCAAAAATTGATGAGATATTTAGAAACAGGAGAAGCAACAGACTCGGAACTTGCTGGCAATTATAAAGACAATCTTGTAAATAAAGAAGTTCGTAATAATAAAGAAGTTATAATCAACAACGAAGAACTAAACAATAAATTAAAAATGGTATTTGAATTATCTAATCAATCTATTTGGAAATACAACATACAAGAATTAGAAAAAGTAAGAATACTAAAATATGAAAATGGTGGTAAATACAAATGGCATACAGATTGTGGAGCAAAAGAAACTTCTACGAGAAAACTAACTGCCATTGTTCAACTATCAGATGAAACAAAATACGAGGGTGGTAATTTAGAGTTTGGTATCACGGACAAATCAGGTAAAAACAATTATACTGCACCAAGAACTCAAGGTAGTGTAATTATTTTTCCATCATTTTTATCACATAGAGTTACACCAATTATATCTGGTAAACGATATTCATTGATAACTTGGATGAACGGAGATTGTTTTGTATAAGAAAAATAAAGACTTTAAATGGGCTATGGTTAAAGATAATGTTTTAACTAAAACTGAGTGTAAACATTACATAAATAAAATAAAAAATACCAAAGGGGTTATAAAAAATAGAGAACACGTCATAAATAATGGGAGATTTGTATCTTTTGATAATGACCCAATATCAAAAAAAATATTCAATATAGTTAAAATAGCAAACTCAGTTTGTTTTAAGTTTAGTATAGGAGAGTCTGGCATTTGCTATGGTAAAGAATATTCTGAAAAAGAGTTTATTCAAATTGAAGATAATGATTTTCATTCAGATTTATCAACAGAAGATAATATAGTAGCACACTACTCAGATGACGGAAAGGAATTATATCGTGATAATGAGGGAACTGATAGGTATTTAGATGTATTTGACACTACTACTAAACTTACTACAATATTATTTTTAAATGATGAATTTGAGGGTGGAAATCTACAAATATGGAGCACACAGATTGAACCAAAACCAGGTAGACTTGTTATTTTTCCATCATTTGCAGCACATAAAATAAGAAAGTTTTCTGGTGGAGACAGATTTGTCATCGCCACTTTTATAAAAGGTGATTATTTTAAATAATTTACATTTTAGAAAAACAACTTACTATTTATTTATATCTAAAAGGTTATTCACAATGAAAACAAAAACACTATTTAATCACATACAGGAAATTACCAACAATCAACGACCAAATTATTGGGACGAATTAGATGACGCATCCAAAAAGAGTTGGTCAAACTATATGGTGCATAGATTTCTATCAATGAAACCAGAGTGGATTGAAGTAGTGAATGAAATTCAACAATATTGGGAATTAAAACCCAAGTCAGTATATCAATTCTATACAGATGTGATACCAAGGGGTAGAACCTTTTTAAAATACACCAAGTCTAAAAAGAAATCCAAGATTGAGGGGTGGGCTATGGATATATTATGTCAACACTTTGAAGAAAGTTCACAAAATATTGAAAAAACACTTGACATTATGGGTAAAGATGTTGTATATTCGATTATATCAAAGTATGGTGTAGATGAAAAACAACTAAAAAAAATATGGACAAAATGAAGTATTTTAAGGATAGATTAATTGATGATGATAATCATATAGTTATGCACGAATGGGAACATCCAATAA